GGCGGCTAAAGAAGTGGGTATGAAATCTCTACGTTGGGGATCAAGTTGGCATATAAAAGATGTCTGTAAACCTAACATGACTTGTGAGCAGATGATGGACGAATATGTTGATACTCGCAAGGCGGCTGGAAGGTCTTATTTCCTCGATTCACCGCACTGGGAGAAGTATGAGTAATTTAAAACAAATAAGCGAACTTGAGAAAAAGATTGCGGCGGCTAAGAGAACTAAGCTGGCGATTGAGGCTCGTACTGATCTTTTAAAGTTTGTTAAGTATACAATGCCTGATCCAGACGAGCCAGATAGTCTGGAATTGTCGATGTTTAAGGATGCCAAGCATCACAGAGCTTTGGCAAAGGTGCTGGAAAAGGTTGAGAAGGGTCATATTCCCAGATTAATTGTTTCTATGCCGCCCAGACATGGTAAATCAGAGCTGATTTCAAGGAGATTTGTTCCTTGGTTACAAGGTAAAGATCCCTATCGAAACGTCATTTTTGCAACATATAATGAGGATTTCGCAAAGGACTTTGGTGCTGATGTACGAAATATCATGGCAATGCCACAATATAAGCAGATCTTTCCGAAGTTTGGATTTCGAAAAGGTGGTGCGTCTAAATCCAGAATACAGACAGAAAGCGGAGGAATGTCGGTATTTGTGGGAAGAGGTGGATCTATTACTGGTCGAGGTGGTGATTTTGTTATTCTCGATGATCCTATTAAGGACAGCATAGAAGCCAATTCACCCACAACTCGAGAACAACTCTGGCAGTGGTTCGCTCAAGTTCTGATGACACGATTAATGACAGCTTCAGCATCGATAGTTATTGTGCAGACCAGATGGCATGAAGATGATTTAATTGGTCGTTTGACTGATCCTACTAATCCACATTTCTCAGAGGAAGAGGCCGCAAAATGGAAGATTATAAACCTTCCAGCATTAGCAGAGGATGATGATCCATTGGGTAGAGAGAACGGAGATCTGCTATGGCCTGAGAGGTTTGATATGGAGTTTATGGAAGCTCAAAGAAGATTAGACCCCAGAGGTTTTGCGGCTCTTTATCAAGGCAGACCATCACCCGAGGATGGAGATCTTTTTCAAAGAGATAATTTAGTTTTTTATGACCGGAAAAATATGCCAGAAGATATGCGTATTTATGCGGCTTCAGATCATGCTGTCGGAACGGATAAAACAAGAAATGATGCCACTTGCTTGCTAATTGTTGGGGTGGATCGGAACGATGATATTTATCTCCTTGATTGCTGGTGGGAGAAACAGCCTGTCGATAAAGTTGTGAATGCTATGCTTGCATTAATGAAGAAGTGGAAACCTTTAATCTGGTGGGCAGAAAGAGGTCACATTAGTAAAGCTATAGCTCCGTTTTTGAGAAAAAGAATGGCAGAAGAGAGAACCTATTGCCGAATAGAAGAAGTAACACCAGTTCACAATAAGGTACAAAGAGCGCAATCTATTATGGGTAGGATGGCAATGAAAAAAGTTTTGCTGCCGAAAGTATCTCCTTGGACGCAAAAAGCGGTGGATGAGATACTAAAATTTCCTAATACAAGGCACGATGATTTTGTAGATACGATCGCTTGGATTGGTATGGGGTTATCAAGATTAGCAGTACCAGGAGGTGTTGTTTCTAGGGATGATTTAATCCCAGAGGTAGGAACAATGGGATGGGTTAAATATGCTTCCAAGCTGGAAGATAAACAAATTAAAACAAATAAACAAACTGGAGGCTGGTAATGGAAGAAGAACTCACAATAGTTTCTGTAGAAGAAGAAAAAAAAGAGCCGACAGAGCGTAGAAAACGTCTGGTAAGCCAATGGATTTCTAAGGTTAAGCAAGCTAAAGGATTTCATGCCAGTGCATTTAAGCAGATGAAAAGGGATATGGATGCGGCTTTAAAAGGTTATGATGATAAGGATTGGTCAGGGGATAATTATGTTGCCAATATTCTCCAGCGTCATGTCCAGCAAAGAACCTCAAGTTTATATGCAAAGAACCCTACAGCCGTTGCGAAAAGAAGAGCCAGAATGGAGCATCAATTCTGGGATGGAGAAGAGGAGTCATTAGCAATGGCTTATCAGGCAAGTAGTATGGCGGCTCAAAATCAATTACCAGTGCCTCCAGAAGCCGCAGTAATTATTCAAGATTACGAGAATGCTAAAAACCATGCAAAGATGCTTGATAATGTTGCCTTAACTTTAGAGAACCTTTTTGAATATTACATGAAGGAGCAAGAACCAGGTTTTAAGAGCCAGATGAAATCATTAGTTCGTAGGGTTGTTACGGCTGGTGTTGGATTTGTGAAAGTAGGGTTTCAGAGAGATCTGGACAGACAACCAGAGGTTGCCGCTAAGATTTCAGATGTTCAAGCACAACTTGATTATATCAGAAGGATAGCTTCCGAGGCCGCTGAAGGTGAAATACAAGAAGATGATCCTCAGATGGAGGAGCTGATGTTATCTTTAAAAGCTCTGATGGAAGAACCAATGATCGTAATTCGTGAAGGATTACTTTTTGATTTCCCAGAAAGTGACAGCATAATTGTAGATCCCATGTGTCGCCAGCTCAGAGGATTTGTTGGTGCGGCTTGGATCGCACATGAGCTTTATTTAACTCCTGATGAAGTTAATGAGATTTACAGTGTAGATATTAAAAATAAATATACTGGCTATGATATTAAAGGCAGATCTCACGATATGATGGATAACAATAATGCTGTTCAAAAGCGTGATGGAGAAGGTGGTAATGAAGGATTGGTTTTAGTTTATGAGGTTTATGACCGCAAAACTGGACTTCAGTATTGTCTTGCTGATGGGTATGATGATTTTTTAAGAGAACCTATGTCCCCTGATGTGAAGGTTGAAAATTTCTTTCCGATTTACACTTTGGTTTTTAACGAAGTAGAACACAAAGATCATTTATATCCACCTTCAGATGTATCGTTATTATTGCCTATGCAACACGAGTATAACAGGGCAAGACAAGGACTACGAGAGCATAGAAGAGCAAACAGACCGAAATATGCCGCACCAGCTGGAATGTTGGAGGAGGAAGATAAGGAAAAGTTAGCTACTCATCCAGCAAATGCAGTTCTCGAATTGCAAGCTCTGGCGGCTGGTCAGAAGGTAAATGATGTAATCCAGCCTGTAGGTCAGATTGGTATCGATCCTAATCTTTATGAAGTTAAGTCAATCTTTGATGATATTCAGCTTGTAGTGGGCGCTCAAGAAGCTCAATTTGGTGGAGTTTCAAAAGCTACAGCTACAGAAACAAGTATTGCTGAGTCAGCTCGAATGTCTACTCTTGGAGCAAATGTTGATGATCTGGATAGCTTTATGTCAGATGTTGCTCGAGCGGCTGGACAAGTATTGTTGACAGAACTTTCTGTGGAGGAAGTTAAAAAGATTGTTGGTATGGGAGCTGTTTGGCCTGATATGACCAGAGAAGAGATCATGCAAGAGGTCTTTTTAGAGATCGAAGCTGGATCAACAGGCAAGCCAAACCGAGCGGCTGAATTAGCCAACATTGAGCGAATAATGCCTTTTCTATTACAAATTCCTGGTATTGATCCGAAATGGTTAGCAAAAGAATTACTCAAGCGACTCGATGATAAACTAGACTTAAAATCAGCATTTGCAGAGCAAGTTCCGTCTATTGTGGCAATGAATATGCAGAATGGACAAGGTACTGGAGATCCAGCTCTACAAGGAGTTCCGCAAGGAGGAGCTGATAATGCTCCAAGACAGCTCCCAAGTGGAGGTGACAACCCAATGGGAGGAAGAATTTAGTTTTGTTCGCATTGTTGAAAATGACGATCGAAATACATTATACTCTCAACAAGTGCCATAAGGCACAAAGGAAAGGACGAAAACATGGCTGAAGAAGCTGAAGAGTTGGAAGCGTCCACCGACTCTGAAGAAATACAGGACGATCAAGTTACCGACTCGTCATCGGCTCAAGGTGAAGAGACTGAAGAAACTCTTTTAAGCGTTGTTCAAGACGCAATGAAGAAAGAAGCAGTCGAAGAGGAATCACCGACCTCAGAGGTAAATGAAGAGGAGGAAAGCAAAGCGGAGTCAAATGTGACTTCTGATGTTCCAGTGGAAGCTGAAACTGAAGAAGAGAATTTTGACGATGTTCCATTCCATAAGCATCCTCGTTTCAAGGAAGTTATTGACCAGCGAAATTTATATAAAGCGGATTCAAAGGAATATAAAAAGATTACAAACTTTTTAGATTCAAACAATATATCTGCTGAAGAAGCGGCAGAGGGTTTTCAGATCATGGCTATGATGAAAACTGATCCCAAAGCGGCTTTAGAGGCTCTGAATCCTTATGTAAAAAATCTTGGATTAGCATCAGGGATTACGATGCCAGAAGAGATACAGCAAAAGGTTAATGATGGTTACTTGGATGAAGATGCCGCACGAGAATTATCACAAGCAAAAGCACAAGCTACTCAAAATCAAAAGAGGCTTGATGCTTTAGAAAAACAGCAAGTGACAAATCAAGTGCAAGCTGAGATGGGTAATATAGCGTCTGTAGCAAGGGAATGGGAACAAAAAACTAAGCAATCTGATCCTGATTATAGCCTCAAAAGTGATGAAATAGATGACCGAGTAAAAGTTTTGGTTGCAGAGAGAGGAAAACCTAGAAATGCACAGGAAGCACTATCAATCGTTGATACGGCTTATTCTGATGTAAATAAAAGGCATTCTTCACGATCAACCAAAAGACCTATTAAAACGGCATCTGGAGGAAAACTAAGCGGCACACCCCAAGCAGAGCCTAAAAACCTACAGGAAGCTGTAGCAATGGCCTTGCAGAACGGAGCGGCTTAAAATTTAAAGGAGAAGAACGATGGCTTTTTCATCGGCAGAACTCGCTAACATAGCGAATGCGGCTCTCGATTATTATATCGATCGCCCAAATGTCTACTCCCAAACTCTGGAGGACAAGCCTTTGCTTCAAAAAATGGACAGCAAGGCGAAATCATTTCCTGGTGGTAAAGGAGAACTTTCAGTAGCAATCAAAGGTGCTTATACTACTGGAGTTGCTGGTTATACACATAACGATACAGTTTCTTATGCGAATCCAGCCAATATCAAACGAGCGGCATATCCTTGGAAGGAACACCACTCTGGTATTTCACTAACACTAACCGAATTGAAGCATGATGGTATCACAGTTTCAGATACTACCACTTCATCAGGAACTTCCAACAATTCTGGTAGAGATCAGACTGTTTTGGTCAATCTACTTGAGGATAAGCTGGATGACATGATGGAGGGGTATTCTATTGGAATGAATACCTTACTTTATGGTGACGGAACTGGAGATGCGAAAGCTCTTGCTGGTATCAGATCTATCATTGTAGATAACCCAGCGGCTTCTGGTACTACTGTTGGTGGCTTTTCAACTGTGTCAAATACATGGTGGAGAAACAGAGCCAATGTTGCGATTACTACATCGGCAACTGGTCAGGAGTTAATTGAAACTCTACATAGCGAAATGCGTCAGCTCAAGCGTTATGGTGGTAAGCCAGATATTGCTGTTTGTGGATCTCTATTCTTAGATCGTCTTGCAGACGAGTTAAGGAGAAACGGAAACTATACCCAAACTGGTTATGCGAAAACTAACAACATCGCAATGGGTGAGATTACCTATAATGGATTAACATTTATGTATGATCCAGCATTGGATGATCTAACTGTTTCTGGCAAGAACCCAGACAAAAGATGCTACATCATCGATAGTAGCAAACTTTGTATGTATTACATGACAGGAGAGAAGATGAAGCGGCATTCGCCAGCTCGTCCAGCTACTCAGTACGTTATGTATCGAGCAATCACTACCACAGCAAGTTTGGCCGCATTGCAGTTAAATTGCCATGGTGTGTACGAAATCTCGTAACCTATCGAGAGCAGAGGAGCGGAAATTATCTTCCCCGATATTCCGCTCCTCAATTAAGGAGGTAATTATGCCAAAGAAGAAACCAAAAAAGGGAAGAGGATACTAATTTTGACATTAATAAGGAGGTCTTAAATGTATGATATATGTTCCTGTGTTGTAGCTTTAGGAGGGGATGTCAGACAGACAGTTCCCAAACCTATCGTTACAGTTCCAGAAATACTTTTACTACAATCTATTCATGGTGCAGATGCGATTACTAATATTATCATAACTGGTCAGGAGAAAAGAACGGATGATGGTATCCGTAATGAACTTGGAGTTATGTATAAAGATGAGGTTGTTAATACCTTATTTGGTAATTTTAATGATTTGCCAAAAACACTGGTAGAGGCAAAAATAGGAGATGAACTTCTTGATCCTGTTTGGAAAACAAACAGAAAGCACGAAGCTAAGAAAGCTCCAAAGAAAAAAGCTAAAACTAGAGCAAGGGATAGTTCCGGTCATTTTATTCCAGATGATCCGTCAACACCAAATGTTAATGAGGCTTATGTAGAAGGATAAAATGAAATGGCGAGAGGTGTATCTTTAGGTAATTTGCTTACTGATCTCAGGTCTGAGATTGGTCATTCTTTACAATCTAATCTGGGAAAAGCCTCTCGAGATCCATTGATTAATCTATTACAAAGAACACAGAAAAGGCTCTGGGAAGATTATAACTGGCCTTTTCTCAAGATTACAAAAGATCTGACTATAGCGGCTGGGCAAAGATATTATGATATTCCAGACGACTTGACCTTTGAAAGAATTACAAGGGTTGAAGTAAAGCATGGTTCTCAGTGGACAAAACTGCATTATGGAATAGCTGGTGCTGAATACAACAGCCATGATTCTGATGCAGATGAGCGATCTTCACCAACTCAAAAATATGATGCTTATAACACCAGCCAGATAGAATTGTGGCCTATTCCAGCCAATAATTCCAATGCCACAACATTGGCTGATACAGTCAGGATTCATGGCATTAAGAACCTAAGTGCTTTTGTTTCTGATGCAGATACCGCAGATCTGGATGACCAGCTTATTGTTTTATTTTCGGCAGCGGAAATTTCTGCTCGGCAGAAACAATCGGATGCTCAAAATAAACTGGCTCAAGCACAGGCTCACTATATGCGTCTTAAAGCTCGAATGAGCAAAAACGAGACATTTGTGATCTCAGGAGGAGAAGCTCCAAGCACATATAGATCGACAGGAATTGTATCTCCGTTTCCGAATGTAGGAAGTTAATATGCCATATATTTTGGTGGAAGATTTCAGAGGTGGTTTAGATAACCGAAGAATGAATGTTACCAGTACACCTGGTACTTTGGTTACGCTCGAGAATGCTCATATTACAAGAGGTGGAGAGATAGAGAAACGACCAGCATTCGTATCTCTGGCAGACCTTCCAACGAATACAAAAGGGTTGGCCGCCGCTGGTGGTCAGATCTATGTCTTTGGTGAGGTTGCGGCTGGATCTGTTACTTTTGCCGCTGGTACTCCAGCTAACATAAATTATGTACAACTCCAGCACCCGACACCAGCAACAGCTCTAACAAAAGTTCTTTCGGTAGATTTTTTTAATGG